GATCATCACTGAAGCCTTTGAACGCTGTGGCCTAGACCCACAAGTCCAAACGGGTGATAGGGCTGTGTCCGCAAGGCGCAGCCTTAACCTGCTCTTCTCTGAGTGGGCAAACAGGGGCATCAACTATTGGGCAGTAGAACAGCAGACTTTGACGCTTATAAACGGGCAGGCAACCTACACTTTGCCAGTAGGCACTATCGACATTCTTGACGCCGTTGTGCGTAATAGCTCTGGGACAGATACGTCTGACCAGATAATCAACCGCGTCTCGATCTCTGACTATAACCAGCTTCCAAACAAAACGTCCCCAGGCAAGCCCAGCCAGTACATGCTAGATAAGCAGTTTACGCCTATAGCCTACTTCTGGCAGGTTCCTAATAGGACAACGTACAGCATGGTATACTGGGCCATACGCCAGCTTGAGGACGTTACAGCGTCTGATCAAGATGCCGACATTCCATATCGCTGGAACGAATGCATCTGCGCTGGTTTAGCAAGCAAGATGTCTCTAAAATTTGCAAATGAGAAGTTTCAAATTTTAAATGAAATGTATGAGCGAGCCTTTGCGTTCGCGGCAGCCTCAGATAATGATGGCGTAAGTTTAAGGATTCAGCCCACTGCGTTGAATTTATCCTAATGGCGAAATACGCAAAAGGAAAAAAATCCCTTGCTATAAGCGACATAAGTGGTCTTCGGGTTCCATATACCCAATTAAAGACCACTTGGGATGGATTGCGTGTTTCACCAGAAGATTTTGACCCAAAACAACCGCAGCTCACTCCCGCCAAGAATGTAGTTGACGCGACTGCGCTTCGTAATCCTCGACCAGACACAGATCCTGAAAATGTCGTTGTATTTATAGGATACACCCAAGACTGGACTATAGAGCCGATATTGCGACCTGGCGTGGGCGTCAATGGGCCTGCGAGTGTTGGCAATGTTTTTATAGATATAGAAGCAGGCGCGTCAGTGACAGGCGTTGGCGGGACAGCCAATGTTGGGACGGCTCAAGCCACAATACAAACTGAAATAATAGCGCGGGGTCAGGCTGGCACTGGAGGAGTATCCCCAAGCAGCGCCTCTTATCTGCAATATGCAATAACTGTTTCCAACCCTGGTTCTGGTAACAGGTATTATGTTGATTCTGTCCTTCAGCAGCAACTTTACCTTCAAGAAGGAACCACTGCCAGATTTGATCAATCTCATAGCAGTAACAACGGCCACCCACTGCGTTTAAGCACTACGTCAAACGGAACACACGCTGGCGGAAGTGCTTATACCACAGGGGTTACAGTGGTTGGAACACCTGGCCAAGCTGGAGCTTATACTGAAATAACTGTAGCTGCCACCGCACCGACACTCTACTATTATTGCTCAAATCATAGCTTGATGGGGGGAACGTCTTATACCCCATCATCAGGCACTGTTTCTCTTGCAATAACTGTTTCTAACCCTGGTGCGGGTAACAGATACTATATTGATTCTGGAGGCCCAGCGCCAACTGTTAGCTTGATAGAGGGGACCACTTATAAATTTGACCAGTCTAACAGCAGTAATAGCGGACACCCTCTTCGGTTCTCAACAACATCAAACGGCACTCATGGCGGTGGTTCTGAATACACAACAGGGGTCACAACTTCTGGAACACCTGGCCAAGCTGGGGCATATACCCAAATAACTGTGGCTGATGGCGCACCGACACTTTATTATTACTGCACCCAACATAGTCAAATGGGTGGCCAACTTAATACTCCAACAATAACAATTTTAAATTCTACTGTACTCGTAGAGCTTGATAAGTTTTTAAGCGGAGTGGGTGGATCAGGCGACCCTGGAACAGTAATTGTAGATGCATTGCCGCCGATAACGGGTGTAAGCGGCACTGGCGGCGTTGGTACAGAGACATTCTTATTAGAAGCCACCCCAGCAGGCGTAGGTGGGGCCGCAAACGTAGGCTCTGTTGACATAAATAACTTACTGTCTGTATCGGGCGTTGGTGGCAGCGGAAATATCGGCATTGCTGGAATAGAAGATCCACTTGGCTGGGGCATTGGACCTTGGGGACTTGGACCGTTTGGTGATGACGCTGGCAGGCCTCCCGCCATTGGACAGGCAGGCACTGGTGGAGTATCTACACCTGTAATAGCAACATTCTTCAGTTGGGGTTCTGGCGGGTGGGGCCAAGGCGCTTGGAACGCGGATGTCCAACCGTTCCCTACTTCGGTCAATGGGACTGGTGGCGTAGGAACAGTAAGCATTTTGATTGCTACTACTTGGGGCGCTGACGGGTGGAGTGAAGGCCAATGGAATTGAGGATAGATAAATGAATTACACACAGCTAGTTGCAAATATTCAGAACTTTTTGGAAGATGATAGCTCTGAGCTACAGGCTTCTATTGATGAAATCATAGCACAGGCTGAGACAATGATCTTTCAGCGACTGCCTAATTTGCCGTGCTTTCGCAAAACAATTTCGGCAAACATGGTTGCCGGTACTGTTGATTATACTGTCCCATCCGCTCGGATGATACGCCAGGTATCTATTATATCTTCCAATGTTGTGTCGTACTTAAACCACAAAGTAGATTCATACATAAGAGATTACTGGCCAAATGCTACCACGCAAGGTATTCCTATTATGTATAGCACGAAGAGCGCAGGGACGGCGGGAACTGTTGTTACATTTGCCCCAACCCCAAACTCAACAGATGTATACCAAGTAGATTACATAGCTCCTGAAACGGGCTTGAGTACAAGCAACGCAAATAACTGGATTGGCGACAATGCCGAAAATGTGCTGCTTGCCGCGTGTCTATATGAAGCGTCTGCATTTTTAAAAGCTGGAGAAACATTAACGCTTTATAAGACACAATTTGACGAAGCAGTGCAACTTACAGTACAAGAGATGCAACGCGATTACGCAGCAGAATATAACGGAGGCTTATAATGGCAATATCACAGGCAATGTGTACACAATTTAAACGAGATGTAATGCTTGGGCTGCATGATCTTGATTCTGACACAATTAAAATTGCCCTATACACAAGTTCAGCAACGCTGAACGCGACAACAACTGCATACACTACCAGTAATGAAGTTGCCAATGGCAACGGATACACCACTGGCGGCGTAACATTGGCAAGTGCCTCTGTCATTACTAACAGCACTAGTGGATGCTTTGACTCTAATAACCCAGAGTGGACATCAGCAACCTTTACAGCTCGCGGGGCATTGATTTACAATGATACTGAAAGCGATTTTGCAATAGCTGTATTAGATTTTGGTGGAAATTTTTCAGTTGCTGGCGGTACATTCCGTATTGTTTTCCCAGCGCAAACTGCTAACACAGCAATTGTAAGGATAGACTAAAATGGCTTCAACCTATGTAAATGACCTTCGCCTCAATGAGATGGCTACTGGCGATCAGTCAGGCTCATGGGGTACAGTTACAAACCTTAACCTTGAGCTGATTGGCGAAGCGTTTAGTTTTGGTACAGAAAACATTACAACTAACGCAGACACCCACACAACAACGATTGCTGATGGACAAGCAGATCCTGGCAGGTCAATGTTTTTGAAGTACACAGGAACTCTAGATAGCGCCTGCACGATTACTATCGGCCCAAACACTGTCAGTAAGATGTGGTTTATTGAGAACGGTACTAGCGGATCTCAGAACATCATCATTTCTCAGGGTTCTGGTGCTAACGTCACGATTGCTTCGGGTCAAACCAAGGCGGTATACAGCAATGGGGCTGGCTCTGGAGCTGCCTTTGTGGATGCGTTCAGCTCTTTGAATGTTGCGGGTGTATCACCTACAGAACTTGCTGTCCTAGATGGCATCACTGCCTCTACAGCAGAGTTGAATATCTTGGATGGTGTAACTGCTACCACAGCCGAGATTAATATCCTTGATGGGGTAACCGCTACCGCAGCCGAGATTAATATCCTTGACGGAGTGACTGCTACCGCAGCCGAGATTAATATCCTTGACGGAGTGACTGCTACCGCAGCCGAGATTAATATCCTGGACGGTGTTACGGCTACCGCAGCAGAACTTAATTATTTAGACATTGTTGCTTTAGGCACAAGTGCTGCGTCTAAGGTAGTTACTTCAGACGCGAATAACGTAGTTACATTTTCTGGCGGCATTACAGAGGACAGCGTAACTATCACATCTAGCTCGGCGGCTGCAACTCTTAACATGCGTGAGGGTACAAACTTTCTGCACGATTTAACTGAGAACGTAACTTATACGTTTAGCAACCCAGCGGCGTCTGGCAATGCTAGTGCGTTTACTTTGAAAGTCATTCAAGACTCAACGGCAAGGGCTATAACGTGGCCTAGCAGCGTGGATTGGCCAGCGGCTACTGCGCCGACTTTAACTGCGACAAATAACGGAGTTGATATGTTTGTGTTTCAAACAATAGACGGCGGGACGACTTGGTACGGCTTTGTTGCTGGACAGGCGTTAGGCTAATGAGCAGCGCAAAGAAATTACTGGAAGCCGCCGCTGGAACTGCCGCTGCTGGCGGTGCTACTAGTGTATCTGACGTGTTCAGCACTTATGTGTATGATGGTAAGGGTAGCACTGGTCAACAAATTGAAAATGGTCTTAATTTGGGTGACAGTTTGGCTGGCCCTTACACGGAATTTTCGGCTGAAAGTAATGTTGGTGGCTACTTGTATCGCAGCGGCGATTTTACAAACAATTCTGACAGTAAAACTTTTACCTTCAGTTTCTGGATAAACTCTCGGGCAGGCGACAATTTTAGAGTTTACTATAGTCAGGGTACACAAACCAGTAACTTTCGATTTTATGTAATGACGAGTAATAATTATTTTAAGGTTGCTGGATTTAGTTCAGATGGGACTACACTACTAGACACTGGTTGGATCACTATAGCAAACTTTTATGGTAGCTGGTTTAA